GAGAAAACACCTACTAATGAAGAGATATTATCAGCTTTAAATAAAATAATAAACGAAAATCAAACAAAGTATTAACTATTCTATTATATTAAAAAAGAACCTATGGACATTAAAGAACAAATTTTAGTAGCACTTGGCTTAAACAAAGCTGAGGAAGAAATCAAGCTTGCTTGGCAGGCAAAAGGTGAGGACGGTACCATTTATGTATCTACTGCCGAGGAGTTAGAATCTGGCGTGGACATTTCAGTGCTTACAGAAGACGGCACAACGATACTTTTACCTGTCGGAACATACAAAACCGAAGATGGCATAAGCTTTCGTGTGGAAGAGGAGGGCGTGGTTTCGGAAGTGATGGAGTCAGAATCTGAAGAGGTTGAAACTGAAGAAAAAATGTCAGATGATACTGAATTAGCTAAAAAAGATGAAGATGAAGACAAAGATGACTATGAAGATGAAGCAGACGTAGCAGATTGGAAAGGTATGGAAAAACGTATCAAGAATCTTGAAGATGCAATTGCTGATCTGAAAAGAGACAAAGTAGGTGGTGATGATGATGTTGAAGAAATGTCAGAAGAAAAAACAGAGCCTTCTACAAATCCTAAGACTATCAAAACTACAGAAGTAGTTGAATTTTCAGTAGAAGATGAAATAGAAAAACTAAAATCTGAAAATGAAAAACTTAAAATTGAATTAGCAGAATCACCAGCTGATGCACCAATTAACACAAATAAATTTAGCTCAGACAATAAAGTTTCTTTATCTAAAAAACAATTGTCTAAATTAACTAAACAAGAAAAGTATTTCTACGAATTATACAAATAAAACATTAACATTAAAAACAATTAAAAAATGGCTTTAGCAACGACAAGTAACTACGCAGGAAAAGCGGCTGGATTTTACATCTCCGCTGCATTACGTCAAGCTTCATCAATGGAGTTCTTGACAATGATAGAAAATATTAAATATAAAAGCAACATCCAGAAAATGGCGGCTGCCAATATGGTGAAGGACGCAACGTGCGATTTTAATGAGGCAGGTACATTAACAATGACCGAAGCTGTTCTTACGCCTAAGAACCTACAAGTGAATACAGATTTATGCAAGTCTACACTTTTAGATTCATGGGAAGCGGCACAAATGAGAGCAGGAGCAGGAGCACCACCTCCAGCATCTTTTGATGATTATGTAATTTCTTACTTAGGTGAGATTATTGCTAATGCAACTGAAGTTTCTTTATGGAGTGGTAATGATGCAACAGCAGGTGAATTCACTGGATTTGTACAAGGAGCTGTTGGAAGATTAGTAACTGATGGAACAGTTGTTGATGTAGTAAATGCAGGGGGTGCAGGTGTTGAATATACTGCAGCTAACATTATCGCTAACTTACAAGCATGTACAGCAGCAATACCAACTACAGTTTATACTAAAGAAGACTTGTATATATACATGTCTCCAAAATCTTACAGGGTTTACATTTCAGCAATCTCAACTTTAGGATATGTTAATGCATACTCTATGAATGGAGATTATGATGCAGTATTTGAAGGAATAAAAATAGCTGTTTGCAACGGAATGAATAATGATGTGTTGGTAGCAGCAGAAAGATCAAATTTATTTTTCGGGACCGATCTTTTAAGCGATCAAACGAGAATCCAAATGTTAGACATGTCTAACCTCGATGGCAGCGACAACATGCGTGTGGTAGCAAGGTACTCAGGAGGCACACAAGTAGGTATTGGAGCAGACGTTGTTCTTGTATCGTAAATAACTAATTAATAGAAGCAGGGGTGTAAAAACCTCTGCATCTTTAACCTTTAAAACATAAAAAAAACATGGCATGCGGAACACTAACTAAAGGTCGAGGTTTAGACTGTAATAGGATATCGGGGGGCGTAAAGAAAATATTCTTTTCTGTATTTGATGAAAATGTTTCATTTACTTATGATGCAACTCACAAATTAGAAATTGATGCAATTGACTTTAACTCTACAACTATATTTGAATATGTTATGCCTTTAGGTGTAGCATCTGTGACTGATACAATTGTTGGTAGTCGTGAGAACGGAACGATTCACTACACACCGACAGTAAATATTATGCTAAACAAACTTTCTAAAGAAGACCAAAACGAAATTAAGCTTTTAGCAGCAACTAAAGTAAGAATTTTTGCTCAATTGAATCAACAATTAGCAAATGGACACGATGTGTTTATTGCATTAGGAATGACTAATGGATTGGAACTAAATGCAGGAACTATGGATAGCGGCGCTGCTTTCGGAGATCGTAACGGATACACGTTGACATTCGATGGCATGGAGCCTTTACCTTTTGCTTTCTTAGAAGATTTTACAACAGCACCATTTGATCAAAGTGGTTTTGTTAATGAAGCATCACCTTTCATTATTAAATCTTAATCTTAGCAGTCTTTATATATTTCTAGGGAAGAGTGGCTTAAATGTCACTCTTTTCTATTTATAAGGCAAACAAAAACAGGCTTTTTCTATTATATACTATATGATACAAGGATTTACAGAAAGCAGCATTACAGCATACTTGCAAACTGAGGATAATAGAATTAATACTTCTGTTGCATCTTCTAATATAAAGCATTTATTTAAGTTTACTAATGACATGGATGGTAGTGTAAAGTATGCTTATGCAAAGACTGAAACTATATATGACAGGTATACATACTTTTTGTTTGATTACAATGCAAGCCCTAACATGTTTTTAGGGCAAATAAACCTGTCACCAGCTGGTTATTATAAATATGAAGTTTATGAGGTTAGCTGGGTTGCTTCGCCTTCATTAGTATCAGGAAGAGCACCTGAAACAGAATTGGCAGTGCTTACACCAGCTGCAGATACAAGAGGAATAGTACAAGGTCTTGTGACAAAAGGCAAAATGTATATAGATGAAAAGTCAGGAACAGAAGAGGTATCTTATATACAAAGTGCAAACAGTGTACAAACATTAAGTATAAAATATGGGGGTGCAGGTTATACATCAGCACCAACCTTAACAATAACAGGTGACAATATAACTCAGGCAACAGCAACAGCAACAGTAGCAGGGGGTGTGGTGAATGCAGTAACAATAACAAATGCTGGTAGTGGATACACTAAGAACCCTACAGTGACAGTATCAGGCGGAGGTGCTACTTTAGACGCAAGTATTACAGCAAGTATAAAAGAAACAAATTATATATATTACGGACAATAAAATAAAAAAAAATGGCAATAGAAAACGTACAACAATTACTAACTGAGCAACTAGGAAAAAATGCAGGAACAGAAGTTTTTACAACAGTAGCACAAACAGGCAAAGACTTTTACTGTGTTTACTTTCCAGTAGAAAGCGTGGTATCCTCAATAACAGCCGCTAGTGTAACTGGTGTAACTGCATTACAAACAACTCTTCCAGCGGGTACAACACTATTTATGAACGTTACAGCTATTACTCTGACGAGCGGAATAGGTGTAGGCTATAAAGAATAATATGTTAGCATTAAAATTAGGTTTAAGTTTAAATTCATCTAACTATCCATCTAGTAGTGCGTGGTCACCTACTAGTGAAGCAAGTCTAGAGGCATGGTATCAAAAAGACGTAGGAGTTACTGAAGATGGTGGTGATATTACTGCATGGGCTGATAGTTCTTCAAATAGCAATAATATAACAACAACAGAAGGGAAACGTCCAGCTTACTCAGGAGGCCGCTTGACTTTTACAGGGGCAAATGATGATTTCCTTTCAATTAGTTCAGACATAAATTTAACAGGTGAATTTACAATTGGTTATAGAGCGAACCCAACTGGCTTGGGCGCTCTTTTAGGTAATACTGGCACAAGTTCTACTGAAATTGATTTTTTAAAATATCAAAACACAATTAAAATAACATTAAAAATTGATAACGCTTCAAATAATTTTGAATTAGATAGTGGTGTTTGGGGCAATGATAATATTGTTGTCACTAGAAACTCTTCAAACCTTATTGTAGTACATGTAAACGGGACTCAATTAACAGATACAAGTTCAAGGGCTGGTACTGTAAAAATTAATGTTATAGGGAATAGAACTAATGGATTAAATGACTTTACAGGAACGGCTGAAGAATTCCAATTTTTCAGCTCAACAAGTGAAGCATT